TAGCGAATGTAACATTTCTATGTTGTTAAGATATATGTATCGAGTGATGACAAGGAAGATGTCTCCTGTGGGACCAACAGTCAGATACATGGCCTCTGCCCGGCTATATAGTTCACTCCTACTATATAAAAGCAATTATAACATAAAAGCACCCCGTAAACTGTTATACGGGAATGCTAAAGTCATATATACTACGGGGAGTAGTATGAAAACTATGCTCTCTATCGCAAGAAAAAACATCCAGTGACATGCTTGGGTGAACAAGGATAGATGTAAATAGTTGATGCATGTGTAACACATCATAACAAAAAACTAGCCCGAAGGCTAGCTATAACATAAAAAAATAGGCAAGTACCGAAGTACCTGCCTGTTATCTACATTTAAATCTTGAGAGAAATGTTAAAAAGTGTATAGGAATATTAACATCCATCCAAATAGTTATTTAATAACTGTAAGATTCCCTATAGTTAATGTAGCAAAATATTTATTCTAAGTAAATACTAAATCGTGCTAAACTTACCAAAACTGCTTATTCGGTTGCCTGCTATGTCTACCTCTCCGGTCGCAATATAGCGACGTTGTCCACTATTAGCAATATAAGTAATCCATCTATAACCATTAATACAATATGCACCGTCATACGTAATTGTTTTGTTGTTGGGTAATACCCCTGTAATTCTTGAATTAGTTGAATAACCGTCTCTTACATTATTACCTTTAACATTAGCTACTGTGTAATTGCCTTGTTCTTTTTTATAAGGGACATTATTCTTATCGAGTGTATAACCTGCTGGCACTGGTGGATTTTTTTGGTTTTTAGCTGATGTTTTAACATTACCAGCTACCAAACCACCTATAGGCTTACCATGAATCGCACCGGCTATTAATTTAGAATACAAGTCATAGTTTTTCTTAATCCAATCCATATCATTTTTATTAGTAATAAAACCTAATTCAGATAAACGATAATTTATATTTATTTCTGCTGATACATTAACATTTAGTAAATCATTACGAGGTGTCACACCTCTTATTTGTCCTAAGTTATTTTTAATAACGTCTTGTATACTTTTATCAATAGTATCTGCATTGAATTGACTTGAGATAATAACATGCCCACCACTTGCGCTTTCTCCTGCTGCGTCTAAATGTATTTCTAGAACAATGTCATACCCCTGTGATTTAACCCAATATAAGCCATAATCTTTTTTATTGCCTACATTAACACCATATGCAGTATCTTGATACATATCTTGTGATTGACTTGAGCCACCGTATAATGCAACTTCATGTCCTGCATGTCTTAAATACTTAGCGATATTAGGCGTTATATATTTACGTATAAAATCGCGTTCGTTTGTTCCGTTTCCTACTGCTCCAGGATCGTTATAACCATGACCGGCTACAAGCATAATTTTTTTAGGTTTAATTACTGCCTCTTTTTTTGTAGTCGCTTGCTTAATAATACCTTTAGCTTTATTGCCAACGCTTAAGTTGTTAGGGAAGTTTAACCTAATAAAATACATTGGATTGTCATAATAATGAACATGTCTTGTCACAGTTTCAGGACCCCAACCAGGTTGCGCAACGCCATTAGTCCAACCTTTACCGTTCCAGTTTTGACCAAATGATGTGAAAGTGTTTAAATTTGCGCTCTCAACAATTTCAACGTGTCCAGCTCCGCCACCATACTTTGACGGGAAAACGACAATATCCAACTTTTGCGGTAAAAAGCTGTCATAGTTTTTAATTATTTGACCATATTTTTCAATCTTTGCTTTATTATCAAACGGGATATTATAAGCATATAAACCTTGCAGCCTTTCGCCTGTCGCTAACATAAAGAACATATTGGCGTAATCATAACACTGAAATCCATACCAACCATCTGGGTTGAATTGTTTCCCTAATGAATTGTCAAACCATTTTTCTGCTTGATTTTTTGTCATTAACATATATCAACCACCTACCCTAAATCATTTGTGTCGTTCATATTCGTAGGTGTCATTACTTCTTTAATAGGTGCTTGTCCTGTTGCTTTTCTATATTTACTTTCAGCTTTATATTTCTTTAATTTTTGATTCGCCCATTTCCCTTCTTGAGATGTTGGATTATCTTTATATGTAGTATATAAAGCAACAACTGTTAAGATAATCGATGAAACACTTTCTTCATCTACTGGTATCGGACTTATACCTTTATTCGCTAAGAATTGATTTACTAATGCTAAGATCAATACGATGTATCTTGTTATTACTTTTGCATCCATTTGTTTGCTCCTTTTATCCAAAATAAAAAGCCAGTGCCGAAGCACTGACTCTTAAATATTACTTACACTTACCAAACCAGAAACACGCCCAAAAGCTATATCCTAAAATTCCCTTAAGCATGGTAATCACCTCCTTTAAATGCCAAAAATAGTTTTTAACAAGGCTATAACAAATGTACTTAGAATCGTCCCTATTAATCCTAGAATCCACATCTTGATGTCTCTAATATTTTTAGCATTTTTCTCTTTATTTTTTTCATCTTCTTCTTTGTCACGCCTTAGTTCTTCGAAATTTCTATCTAACTTGTCATAAATTTTTTCTTGCGTTCTCAGACTGTCTTCTATTCTGTCGAATTTTTCAAACATAGTCTTATCATTTTCTTCTAATCGCGTTAAACGCCAATCTTGTTCGTGTCGTTTGGTAAATCCAAACATTACACCACCCACTTTATTCAAATTAAAAAGCCATAAGATTATAACCTATGACTCTAGATTTTCTGGATACTTTTCTCCTGTAATAATTGCATATTCCTCTTTATCTATAACTTCCATATCTACATACCACGCTATATCTTCTTTACTATATTCTTTCAATTGATACCATGTTTTAATATCTTCGAATGTTGGTGAAATTAATTTAAGCATTTTCAGTCTCTCCTTTAACCTCTTCTAATTTTTTATTAAGTGTCACAAGTTGTTTTGCCATTAGTGCATTTTGCTTATTAACTTGCATCGATAACTTTGTACTTTGAACAACTTGTTTCTGCATACTAGCAACCATTTTTCGTAAGATGTCATCAGAAGCGACTGTGTTTTGTTCTTCACTGTCAATCTGTTGATGCAAGTCATCTTTTTCTTCTGAATAATCTTCGTTAAAAACTATTTCCCCATTTGAATATTTAAAGGCTTTAGGTCTAAAAACTTGAGAGAAATTTTCTGGTAAATTTTCAATATCAATACCTTCTTCAAAGCCGCCAATGATAGCGTATGAAATTATCTCATTACGCTTGTTAACTAATATTTGCATTATTTTCTCACTCCTATAATTTTGTTAATTGTCCCTCTATTTGCGTTCGCACCAGAGCCTCTTTGACTTCCTAAGTCGAAATAGACATCGTTTGATATAGTTAAAGATGTACGACTAGATTTAGTTAATCCAAACTCATAAACACCTCCACCATTTCCATCACCATCTGGAAGATTTGAGGGATTCAATGAAATCTTTCCTCCTCCAAAAGGACTGCCAAACTCTGTAAAGTCACCACCTGGAAAAGTCCCATAAAAAATTAATAAAATAAATTGGTCTAAACTCTCATTTAAGTACAATGTAGAGCCCACACCATTTGCTGTTCCATCAAAAATAACCGAATACCTTTTATTAAACTTGTCATCTGCGTATAATTTAGCGTTACTTTCGGCCATATTAGCTTTTGATTGGGCACTTTGAACAGTTTCAAAAGGTGTATTGTAATCATTAATAGCTAATTCTGACCACTCAGACCATGAACCCGCTTCTTTTCTTTTAACAAACACTTTATTTGTACCGTTCGGTCGATAAGTCATACGCTTGTAATCTGAAGTTACTACTAAATATTCGACAGTACCGTTAGTACTAACATCTCTTGGATAATTTATAGCTTGCGAAACATAAATAAATTGGGTTGAATCACCTATTCTTTGTTCTGGATTATTAAAATCAAATCCAGTAATCTGCATTATCTTACCATCATCTTTAGTAATCTTAGCTTTTTGCCAATTTGAAGTAGAACCACTTGTGACTAAACCACCACTATTCACTGACTGCTTGAAGGCTTCATGTTTCTCATCCATATATCGCTTTTGCTCATCGAATGTTCTTGAATATGCTTGCGCTTTATTTTCCAAATCAGATATACGGCTATTAGCAAGTTGCTTTAATTCATCAATACTTGAAGATTTTGCTATTTGAATATCTGATAGACCTTTTTCTTTAGCTTTTTCAATCAGACTCGCATAATCCTCACCATTTTTTATAGCCTCGTCCATTGCTTTCGCGCGATCCATAATAGTTTTTTCTAATTCTTGAAACTCAACAATATAGTGTAGTTTTGTTTCAGAGGGAATCTTGCTAAACAAACTTTTTTCAACGTTAAATGTGATAGTTCTCTCGACAACTACCACGTCTGAATTACCTAATTCTGCAACCGAAACTTGAGCTTGATAACTTCCATCTCGTTTAATTACATCATTAGGTAATTGAAATTTTAAAATACCTTTAAATGGATCTAATATTTCTAGTGGAGCAACTACCATGACTCCTTTACCTCGAATCGCTATTCGTGCTTTGATATTTTCTTCACTCAATAATAACGGTTGATTATTTTTAGTGATATTAAAAAGAAGAACAGAAGAATCACTCTCTCCTGTTCTAAAAGTTATATCTAGATTTGAAATATTTTCATAATGCGCTGTGTTTTCTAAATTTATAGCTACAGATTTCTCTAAATTACTCATTAACTTATAATTCTCCCTTCGTGTAAAGTCCATGGCCCTGAACTTGTTTTACTATCATAATTTTTCAATAGTATCTCAGCAGATGCTGTAACACTATTACGAACTAGCCTATGAACAAAGCCACCTGTGTTTGAAGCTTCTACATATAAGTTCCAACCAGCTACCCCTTTACGTTCAGTTGGAAAATCTGTAAAACGTTTTGTATCATCCGTAGTTAAATAAAACGACATGCCTACTATGTTAATATCTGACATTTTTGTGATGAATGAAGGTACTCTCTCCCATTTACCACTATTTTTAGGCACATAATTCCAGTCCGAAATGTCTCCAGTTCTTCCAGAAAGCACCCTTTCAAAAGTCATCATATTCCTTGCATAACTATTACGCGTCAATATCTGAATTACATCACCGCCAGTTTGTGGTGGCTTAACTTCCAAGAACCAACCTGCATCACGCCATTCTCTTGGTAATGGGAAATCATCGATTTGAACTGTATGATCAGTGTATAAATAGTAAAGACCTGGCTCTGTTAACATCCCAAGATTCTTAAGTTTATCAGGCCTCATTGGTAAAGGTTTAACTCTACCACCTGTGTCACTCATGATAAAAGGAACGCCTCTTGAGTGAAGTATTTCTAAAATGCCTCTTTGCCCAATCATGAAAATACGATGTGTTCTATTTCCATCACCACCGACAGTAACACCTAGCATCAAAGCTTTTTTACCACTATCTTTGTCATAGTATATTTGCAAACCTTCTGCTTCCGCAAATTCGCCAGGAAATGAATCTAGTGTTCCACCATAGTCAGCATTAACCTGATACGCTTCTTCTCCTGTTTCTAAATCGAAAGCCGTTAAATAGTTTCTATTATTTGGATTACTGTCTCCTGTATACCAATACAAGTATTTTTCATCAAAAGTCACACCCTGCATTGGTTGGGTTTCGTTTGTTAGTCTCATAGGGATACTGATTTTATGCAAAACTTTATCAATATTTTTATCAACATCGTCTAAACTTCTTATCTCTATATAATTCATTGAGTTTTCAAGTTCCCACTGACTTCTAGGTCTCTCAATTCTGTATAGAATTTTATTTTCTTTTTCATTTATGACAGGGGTGATGTAGGGTTTTTCTGGGTGTCCTGTAAATACATCTTGCATACCATACTTGCCATAGCTAATTTCCACATTAGGCGTATACTTGAAACGAACTAATGTATTCTCATTATTACCATTTAAGATAAAACTATAAATCCATAACTCATCATCAATATATCTATAACCGTTATGTGTACCATGACCCCCACCTACAATCAATGAGCTGTCTATAAATTGACCATTAGGTCTTAAACGACTTAGCATATAGCCATTATTTCTAGCTTGTGTCATGTATACTATGCCTGTTCTATTATCAAACCAGAAGGATTGCATTACTGCATTTGTAAGAGGTGCAAGTTCTGTCACAAATAAAAATTCTTGCTTATCAGGTTCAAAACGATACTCGATATCAAGAATTTCTTGTTTGGTCTTATTTAATTCTCTTATAGTTTCCTCTTTATTAATTTGAGTTTTGGTTTCCCAATCGTCTAAATGTTCTTTTAATGTGTCAAAGGTTTCGCCGTTTACATTAACTCGAGCTTGAACAATCTCATTAGCACTGTTATTACGTGGTGCCACAACAAGTGCGTTAATTTGACTTTGTAAAGATTTGTTTACTGCTGCTTGCGATCTACCATTATAATAAATTTGCTCAGCGAAGTGTTGCATTGTTTTAGCTTTCTGATGCAACTTAAACTCTGTTGTCAAGCCAAGCGCAAATTGCTCTATTCTTTGCAGGTTTTGAATTTCTTTAGCTCTATAATCTCGACCTGCTAAAGCTCCCAAATCCTTTATTAAATACAAATTTTCCATAATGCACCTTCCTTTCTAATAAAATAGCACTGTACCAAGTTTCCCACTATCGTCAACTGTTATTTTCCACAATTTACCGTTTGGGGATTTCTGTACAATGCTATTTTGAATAATTCCTGCTTCGCCTATTTTTAATTTATCTAATTTATTTTTATCATCTACCGAAATGATACCGTCTTGAGGCAATCCATCAATATCACTACTGCCTGCATAAGGTATCCCATTTATAGCTTTCCAGTGTGTAGCTGGAAAGTACTGTTTATCGTTTTCAAGTAGCGCTTTGATTTTAACTTCTTCTGTTGCCATTATATTAATACACTCCCTATATCCATTGTCTCGAAAGGAGAATTCAAAGTACTAGTGTATAAATGATTTATACGATTTGCTTGATAGTTATATCTATTATCTTGTGCAATAACTCGTCTGTTAAGTGCTTGTTGAATTTGTACCATATCTTTTATTTCATTGCTGAAAGACACTTCATCTATTGCGTTTACAAATGGATGTGACCTATCAAGTTTAACAACCTTTAATTCAGTGTTATATCCCATTAATTCATGAACAAAAAATACGCTATCTCTTGGCTCTATTTTTTCATAACCTATATAATTAACATCTAATTCAGTCTTAGGAGTATCATTTATTTGCTTTTTTGCAAATTCTAACAGCTTATCCTGTGTTTCGATATCTTCATTTGTTTGCGTATTAGCATATCGAATCCCAAACTGCTTTGCACTATCTGCGACGTAGTCGACAATTGCTTTGTATTGATTGCGACCTGAATTATCAGCAATTAAATTTAAGACTGTTGATTTTTCAGTTCCAACATACATACAAGGCTTAGCTTTTTTATTTGAAGATATATCAATTCTATTTTTGGGGTCTTCTCCTAAAAATATCATTTCTAAAACGTGCTTGCCTTTATCAATATTTTTTATTAAATCTATTGTTTCAGACTGAACCGACTTAGCAAAACAAGAAATTTGCTTAATTTGCTTGCCGTCTAAAATCAACTTATATATTCCACCTTGAGAGCCCTTTTTTATTGTAAATCTAACTGTTTCATTACCATACTTGCAATCAAAGTTAATAGTAGCTTTAGACCCAATTGTTTCGGTACGATAAGTACCTTCTTTTATAAAACCATTTGAATATTTAATGTCAGTTGTTCTAATAGGATTATAATTTTTCTTTTCCTCAGCTGTATACTTTTTTCCAAAAACTTTTATAGCTGTTCTTAATTCCAATGTACTGACAGTTGCAGATACAGTATCAGTATTATATTGATATCGAATCACTTTCTCGCTTCTTTGATAAAATGTTTCAGGAGAATAAAAACCAATCTCTGTATCATTTGGGTAAATTATACAGCCAAACAGGTCTACCGCTTCTTTACAGTATTCTAAGCCGTTTTTGTTACCTAATTCGTCAATCGGTACTTTTCGCTTAAAATCTCCAATTATTTTATAGGTCATTTTGACCGAAGTTTTTTGATTTGCAAATCCATATCTTAAGTACTCATCTAAAGAGTATTCTGGCGTTTTACCAGTTTCGCTACTGTCGTCATCAAGCTTATTTGATTCCACTGAGTGATTTTGAAATTCATACATTATGTGATATGCCGTAACTTCAATAAAAACTTTATCACCTTCAACCTTTGGCGCTGTCTGCTTAATTGTATATTTTTCACCATGATAAATTATGAAGTTTTCACAAATCAATAAATCAAAAACAAAACTATTATGAGTAGTTCTATAAACTGTAAAGGTGATGTACCTAGCTTCATTCAGTTCATAATATTCTTTAAAAGAACCATAATCTACATCTAGTAAATTTTCACAAATCAATTCATTAAAATCCATTACTGATAAATGATCATGATAATCCATTAAATCACCTACCTATAAATAAAAGGAAACTTAAATGTAGTTTTAATATCACTGACGTCTCCTTTAATCTTAAATTCATTTTTACCTGGCGCTAATGTTATAATGCCTCTATTTGTATCAATTCCCACTCTATTTATATCTCGATATGCATACACACCATCTAAAACAAAATCAGTGTTTTTATCTATACTTTTGTTGTACTTAAAAATATCACCTGTTGTATAGTTAACCAGTTCAAATCCTCCACTCGCATTTAAATTAATTAATATTTTCAAATCGTGCTTGAATCGTGGATTTATCGTATCAGTAGAACCGTTCCAAATAGTAAATTGATTTGATGTATGAGTATATTTAGGTGTGAAATCAAGAGGAATTCCATTTTCAAACATCCAATTAGAGTCGAATAAGAACTCGCTATCGGTCCAATTAACTGATTCAGAATACCCTTTATAAACATTTAAACTTACTTCAATTTCAGTTGAAGAACCATCTTTTAAATTAGATGTAACATTAGCTGTATTCACTGCATATTTAACACCAGGCATTTGAGAAGTAATAACATAATAAGGATGTCTGCGATTAAACACAGATCTAAACCAATGCTCAAATAAATTTAAATCTATAACATCTATACCATCATAGCCAAACCTTAATACTAATGAAAAAGGCGCAAAACTAATTGCGCCCGGTAAAATACCATCTACTCCGTTAATAGTTACACTGTTATCATTGGTGTTTGGACTTTCAGCCCTTGCATCTAAAAATATAAGCTGATTAAAATCTGTTATTACTTCTTCCTTGTAACCATCTATGATTTTTACAAAAGATTGCATTAATTAGTCAAACCTCCCATATAATTATTTGCATTTGCTCTATGCCCACTTTGTTTTGACAATATTTTTTCTAAACCTCTAATTGCATCATTAGAACCTAAGTTATTATCCTGAGAAGAAACAGTTTGAATCAATGCATCTGTTAATTTATTTCCTTTATCACTTAACATAACAATTTGTTTCAACAATTTTTCAACTGTTGAAGTATCATTATTTACAGTGATGTTATTTGGCTTGCCATCCATACCGATGATGCGCATAACCTGTTCAGTTAATTGAATTGCTCGTTTACGTCTAGTTAAAGGGATAACCATCTCCTGTTTATCTCCTTCACCCACTTCAGCAAGTTGATGCTTTGTAATCAAACCACCATTCGCATATCTTCTTGGACCACTTGGAGACCAACCACCTCTTGGGTTAAACTGTGAGCGCCAATATCTGTTGTTAAAGAACGCTAATAACTGATCGTAACCACTATATATATTGTTGTGACCTCTAACAGCATAATGTCTAAATGTTTGTGGGATATATTGAAGCAATCCTTTTGCTGGATTGCCCTGTAAAACGTTGATGTCTCTAAGCGAACTAGATTGAGTTATACCTGCATTTCCTCCTGATTCGTGTTGAATCAAGCTAATGATATTTCCTACATCACCCGAAGTAACATTAACACCCATTCGTTTTGCTGCACGACGTATATCGCCTGCCCAAGCAGATGCAGCCTTATTAACACCTGAACCACTTCGAACGCCACTACCTTTAAGTGACTTCAACCATTTTTCTGGATCTTTAGCTGTATCATTCCCTGGATGCGACCCTTGCATCAATTGGAAATGTAAGTGTGCTCCTCTAACGAAATTACCTGTAGCACCTGATTTCCCTATCAGTTGACCAGCTTTAATACGTTGGCCTTGTCTTACTAATTGCTTAGATAAATGCATATACCAGTTCCATTCGTTAGCACCGGTCTTAATTTGTATAGAATTACCGCCACCGTAATCAGTCCATACTTTATCAGCTATACCGCCTTTAACAGCATAAATGTTCGTTCCAGTAGGCATTTGAAAGTCGATACCATAGTGACGACCGCCATTAAAGTTAAGTCCACCTGTGTAGCTCCCAAACCTTTGCCAAATTGGATGGTCAAATAGATAGCTTCCATCGCCTCCACCACCAAAATCTTCAAACCACGATTTTACTTTGTCTACTAATTTCTTTTTGAGCAATGAGTACGCGCCTTTAGCAATTTTTACTGTAGCGTTAGCTCCGCCTCCAAAATTAATATTTAAACCTGACATTACTTTATTTACTAGTTTCCCTGGATGTTGTACATAATCCCACACATCGCCGATTTTATCGCCTAACCAAGATGCACCATCTTTGATTTTATCGCCTGCGGCTTCAACCATTTCTTCTGCACCTTTTTTGATATTATGAGCTGTGTTTTTAGCTTTAGAACCGAAGTCCCCTGCTTTTTTACCAAGATTTTCAGTAACTTGTTCCATCCATTTTTTCTTTTTCGTACCACCATGGAATTTTGGCAAAACACCCATCCGCTGTAACTTCAGAGTGTCATTGGCATTTATTACACTATCTCCAACTCCTAGTGGAACAACCACATCTCGTCCTTGGGGTGCATGGAATGTTCCGTCAGCCCTGTGAATTACTTCTTGAACTCCACCGCCTGGGGCGTTTCCAGAACCTCTATCATTTAATACAGCAAATGTCGGTTGCGTTAATGCTCCCGAATTATCGGTAGCTACACCCTTTCCTGCTAAAGTACCAGTAGACAATGTAGGTATTGGCTTGATGAGATTTTTATCAGTAATGGCTTTAGATATTTTATTAATACCGCCAATCATGCTATTCAAACCGCCAATAGCTTTATTAGCAACATTTTTACCTAAATCAGCCGCAGCTCTTCCCATGTCTTTACCAATATCTCTAATCCAATCATATGTTTTGGATAGCCATTTTCTAAAACCATTAAATACTGATTTAGCGTTAGACCATGCCGAACTTGAAATTGCATCAAAACGATCGTGGGCTCTTGAATACATATCCCCAGTCCAATCTTTTAAAGATTTGTATGAGTTACTAAACCATTTCGATGTTCCTTTCCAAACGGATTTTGCATTCGACCAAGCTGTACTAGAAATATTATCCCATTTCGCGCGAGATTTATTAGCCATATCCGTTAGCCAGCCCTTTGCACTTTTATATGCATTGCTAAACCATTTTGATGTGCCTCTCCAAATAGATTTTGAATGCGCCCAAGCTTTATCTGAGGCATCTGAATACTTCTGCTTAGTTTGATTGTAAATACTTCCTGTAGTCGATTTAACAGATTGCCAAGCTTTTCCAAACCATTTACCAGTACTATTAGCTATAGCCTTAGTGTGATATCCTACAGAACTTTTGGCTGAGCTCCAACTTGAACTTAATTTGCTTGGAATTCCTTTGATTCCACTCCACATTTTTTTCATTTCGCCGCCAAAATGATTAGCATTTCTGCCCATTTTACTAAAGGCTTCACCAGTTTTAGTTTTTACGCCGTCCCAAGCATTTCCAAACCATTTCTTTATATTTTCTCTGTTTCTACGAGCTGTTTCTTCTTGTTCTTTAGCGTACTTATCACTTTTCTTCTTTTGGTCTTCTCTGAAGTTAGACCACCAACTTTTAAGGCCATTCCACCACTTTTCAGTATTTTTATATACACGACCACTGGATAAATCCATCTCTTTATCAATATCTTTATTTTGCTTTTTAACAACGTCTACTACAGCATCTTTTTTAGATTTTGCCTTTCTTACTTCACCCTTATGTCTTTGATCAGCAATAGCTAACAATTTATCTTTTTCAGACTTAGAAAGGTTGACGTTATTTTTTATAGCAATGACATCATCTTCATATTGCTTGTCCACTTCTTTTTTTCTTGCTTTTCTTGCTTTTTCTGCTTCTTTAATTGCTTTGCTCGCTTCGTCTATTGAATAAGCATTTCTGTTTCTTTGCATTCTTACTAAAATACGCTCTTGCTCTTTTTCAGTCTTACTCAGTTCTTTAACAGTGATGTCACGTCTTTGATTTTCAAGCTTTTCAATTTCTTTTCTTTCATTTTCTGAAATCTGACCATCACTTAAAGCTTTTTCTTTTAATTCTTTGATTTTCTGATTGAGTTCTTGCTCTTTTTTAATTCGCAAGTCATTTTTTTCTTTAGTTCTAGTTAAAATGTTTTGCTTTTCTTGTTCATCGAACGCACTATACTTATCAATAAGTTCTTGAGTTTTTTCGAGTTCCTTTTTATTTCTTTTTTCTATTTCAGCTATAAGGTTATTAGATAAATCCGCTTCAATTTTCAAAAGTTTTTTTGCTTTGTCTTCTGTTATTTGACCCGAGTTTAAACGTACTTTTTCCATGATTCTGTTGTTCTCTTCAGAATAGTGTACGTATTTTTCTAAAGCTTTTTCTGTTTCTTTTGAAACACCTTTCCCCAACACTTTTACAGTATCAGATGCTTTTTTAGAAGCTGTGCCCATGGTTTGCATAAATCCTTTAAACTTGTTGACTCCTACTTTCAGAAGGTCATCGTCACTCAAAGATTTATAACCATCTTTCATATCCTTTGAAAACTTTTCTTTGAAGCTTTTGCCTATACTTCCAAGATAATTTTTAAACTCTCCTAGCTTCCTAACAGCACCGCCAATAATTTTGCCACCAAAAAACTTTATAGTTTCTCCTAAACCGTTAATACCGTTTCTGAACCATTCCACACGATCATATGCAGTTTTAAAAACTTTATATGCAATTGTAATAGCAGTTATTGTAGCACCTATAGGTCCTGTTAAAAACTTTAAGGCTACACCAGCAAATCTTGCGCCTCCACTTACTGCAAATAAGGATTTTGCGGCTAATCCTAAACCGTTTTTCAAAAGTTTGAACGGTAAAATTGCTAGCTTTGCAGAATTTTTCAAAACATTTATAGGTTTTAAATTAAACAACATAGCTCCGGCTAATCCTTTAAAGCCTTTTGACGTTTTTCCTGTTGTAGAACCAAGAAATAA